CACCCGATCCAACAGGCTCGACATCAGCTGGTACCGGCGCTGCGCCAAAGACCCAGAAGGACATCGGCGCGGGAGTCGACCCACAAGGTTCGACGAACCAAACGCTCGCGCAGGCCCAGCAGGGCCAGGCTCCGGCTGCGCCGCAGACGACTCCCTCCGCGCTCTCGAGTCTGACGTCAGGTGCGTCGATCGATAAGACGGATAATCAGGACACTGGGCAGACAGACGGCACTGCGGGTCAGGACAAGACGACGACGAACCAGAAGCCGCAGACGACGCCGCCGTCGATCTTAGCGCCGTTCCAAAAGCAGGCGGATATCCAAAAGACGCCGGAGCAGCAGGACGCTTGGGCCTAAGACTATGCAACCATACAACTCAAAAGTAGTAACCATCCACGCGCTGCAGTTTCTCGGTGATGCACATACGCACCCCGCGATCAAGTACGACGACAGCAAAGAAGAGCACTTCGTAGAAACGCTCGAAGGGCCGCTCACTATCCGTCGTGGCGACTGGCTGATCCGTGGCACTGAGGGCGAGTTCTACCCGTGCAAAGACAGCGTGTTTACGAGGAAGTATGAGCACGCTTGATGACCTGTTAGAAGGCGTGAAGCGCAAAGCAAGTCTCGGCGACTTGGGCGAGAGCACAGCTGACTTTCTCAGTGAAGACAAGAACACCTTCGGTCGTAAAGACGCGCCCGAGGGCATCCCTGCGCATTACATCGACTCGGATAAAGAAGGCAACACCTACGCCGGCCGTTCGGTGGGTCAGTCAGCATCGCGCGATCCCTACGAAGAGGCGAAGAAACGCTCGCCCGTAGCGACTGGCATCGGCGATATGCTGGGCAGCGGCGCGGCCCAGGTGCCAGCGTTTGTCGCTTCGAGCGGCATGTCGTTGCCCGCAAGGCTGATGCGCAACTTCGCCGTACCAGCCGCCGAGCACGCGATCAGCGACGAGCAGGGCGGGCTCGGAGACAAGCTGAAGGGTACGGCCAAATGGATGGGCGAGCATCCGATGCAGCAGGCAGTCAATACGCTCTTGCCCGAAGCTCTACCCACTGTGCTCAAGGGCGCGAAGGCCGGCATCGGCAAGCTCTTGGGCAGGGCGCCTAGCGGTGAAGCTACGCCTCGGGGGCCAGGCGGCGGCGACCTCGATGTCGGCGAGATGGACGCCATCATGCAAGACATCGCCGACTATGAACGCACGCACGGCGTGCAAGAGACGCCCGAGGCGAAGGCGGCGCTCGTCGCAAAGATCATGAAGAAGCGGCGCCCCGATCTCATCCCTGTCGGCGAGCCGCTCTCGAGCGAGCCCGCGGCCAACGGCAACCGGACCATAGCAGCGAACAACAACTCCGATCCGCGCGCAGCGCCCAAACGCGCCGTTGGCGACAACGACGAAGATGACTTGATGAAATAGCAACCATGGCCTCGCCCTATTCAGACATCAACTATCTAGATATCATCAAGAAGCTCAAAGGCTATTTCGTCAAACCCGAGGGAGACGTCAAGGTCGGTAAGCCCGAGGTGCTAAAGTATGGTGCGACCGAGGCTCCAACCATCGATCTAGAACACCGACCAGAGCATCGCATGCCTGATGGCGAGATAGCCACCGTCCGTTCTATGGGCATCGACGCTGACGGCAAGCACGCGCTCATCCCGACTATCAGCCCTGAGGGAGCTCTATGGTCGGATGACGAGGCTGTTGAGAACTACAAGAAGACCAATCAGCACATGGGGATCTACCCCGATGATGAGACGTCTGACCGCGCAGGCGAGAAGATCCATCTGGATCAAGAAAACCTGATGAACGCTAAGCACGAAAGACAACGCGAGGATGTGAGGGCGCTGCTAGGCAAGACGCCCGTCGACGAGGATGACACAGACCGGCCTGAGTGACTCTTCTCTACTCTGGCGCGCAGGCAGACTTCGTTACAAGCTCCACCCCGGTCAGCTCGAACTATACGAGAAATACCGTGCATGGGAGCAAGCGACGTATGAGGCTCGCGTGCGCGGCGACGTCGTGCATAGCGACTGTCTATGGCCGCGTGTATACGTCGCCAATTGCGCGAGACGCTTTGGTAAAGACTTTCTTGGCCTGCTGATCCGCATCGAAGACGCTCTGCGCACTCCGAAGCAGATCCTAACATATGCGACGGCGCTGCAAAAGGACATTGCGTCGATTGTCATGCCGCTCATGGAGCAGATCTGCGAAGACTGCCCCCCGTCGATACAGCCGTATTACCGCCAGTCGTTCCAAGGCGTCGAGTCGGGCTTCTACTTCGCCAACGGCTCTGTGCTGCGCCTCATCGGTCTCGACTCGAACCCGGACGGTCTGCGTGGTCGCTGGAGCAACGGCGTCACGATCAGTGAGGCCTGCTACGTCGATAAGCTCAAGTACGTCGTGCAGAGCATCATCATGCCTCAGTTTCAGGGGCATTTGAGCGCGACGTTGATGATGAACTCGACCCCGGCCAAAGACCCGGGGCACCCCTATAAGACAGAGTTCGTTCCCGACGCCATCAAGCGAGACGCCTATTCGAAGTACACGATCTTCGACAACCCGCGCATCACCAAAGCCGAGCGAGACGAGCAGATCCGAGCTCTCGGCGGCATCGAGTCTGAGGAGTGCCGGCGCGAGTGTCTCTGCGAAGATGTACGCAGCGAGTCACTGACTGTTTTGCCCGAGTTCAACATCGGCCTGCACGTCATCGAGCAGACTCCGCCGCCCTATGCGCTCGGCTACACGATCGTCGACCCAGGTACGCGCGACTTGTGCGCTGTAATCTGTGCGTATTACGACTTTGCGCGCGCCAAGATGGTCGTTACGCACGACTGGGCTCAGCGCGGCGCCCCCACGAACCTCGTGGCGCGGGCGATCCGCCAAACCGAGGCCGAAGCCTTCAAAGATCTGACCTTCTGGTCAGACAAGATGTTCAAGAAGAACCCGATCTACCGCTTCTCCGACAACGACGCGCGCATGATCTTGGACCTAAAGGTTCAGCATGACATCCGTATCGGCGCAGCGGACAAAGACGGCGCAGAGGCAGCTCTGAACCAGCTGCGCAACGCGTTCCAAAACCAGCGCATCGAGATAAATCCGCGCTGCCGGCAGACGATCCAGCAGTGTGAGCAGCTCATCTGGAACAAATCACGAACGTCTTACGAGCGTAGTGAGGCTCTCGGGCACGGTGACTTGGTCGACTGCTTGAAATACGCGTGGCGGCACATCAACCGTCAGCAGTCACCGATGCCGCCGCACGGAATCACGCTGTCTCGCGAGGTCCCGCTCGAGGATATCTTTCTTCACAAGGGCGATCTGCGTTCACCGAACCGCATAACCAAGGCCGCCAACGACATTATGCCCAAGGGCGTGCAGACGCGCGGGCGGAGATCTTATGTTTGACGTAGAGCAGAAGCACCCAGCGAACCAGAACGACGTCGAAGAGCGAGAAACCTCTACAAAAGAGGATGCGCTCAAGCTCATCGATGAGTATTGGGCAAACGAACGCGACCCCGACGAGCTCTGGTCGACGCTGAGCGACAAAGAGGTCGAGTTCTACTCGGCGCTCGAGCGGCGGAACATGTTCAACATGTACCGATTCTCGTTCAGCCACTATTTCGGCCTGCACGGGGCCTCGGGCGCCTCGAGCCGCTGGGCAACGCAGTCGATTTCGTTCTGCGGCGAAGACAGCGAGCTCATAGACTTCTCGTTGAATGACTATCGGTCGTTTGCCGACCAGATCTTCAACATGCAGACCAAGAACCGGCCTGCATTCGAGGCGCAGGCTCTCAATACTGACTACAAGTCGCTGGCTCAGGTGCAGTCATGCGACACAATGGTGAAATACTATCTCGAAGAGGTATACGGCGAGCGCAAAGAGAAAGAAGTCGTCAAGATAGAAGGTCTCTACGGCAAAGCGTACACGCATCTCGAGTGGGACGCTGACGGCGGCCAGACGATCCAGTTCGAAGAGGAAATTCCCTCGGATCGCGGCCCAATTCCGGTCAAAAGGCGCGGCAAACGCGGCGTTTTGAAGCTTGCGCGGTGTTTCCCGTGGGAGGTCGTCTGCGAGCCGTACCGATCCGAGCTCGACGACCCGATGTGGCGCATGGTCATCGGCGCGAAGCGCACCAAGGTCGAGATGATCGCGCGCTACCCGCTTTTCGCGACGCAAATCGACGAATCTGACTACGTCGCCAACGTTTACGAGTACCAGTTCCCCGGCGCCGACCCCTTGGCGAAGGAACCCGAGGGTACGTGCGGCTACCGCATCTTTTATCACGCGATCACAGCGGCGATGCCCGAGGGCAGACGCGCAATCTTCGTGAATGACGTCATGGTCGATGATGGCCCGCTGCCCATCGACACAATCCCTGTCTACCCGCTTTGCACGAGCGAGCTGCATGGCACGAGCTTCGGGATCTCGGCTCTGTGGAACCTGCTACCTGCACAGCAGATGAGCAACCAGGTGCTTTCCGACATGGCCACGAACATCGAGGCTTTCGGTCGCCCTCCCCTGGCTCTCGTCGAAGGCTCCGACATGGACCTCGACTCTTTGGCCAACGGACAGAAGGTCATCTTCATTCCGCCTAACACTGAGCCGCCGAAGCCTATTCAGTTCCCGCATTTGCCCGAATATACCTTCAAAGTGCTCGATCTGCTCAAGTCGTCGATGCAGTCGATCAGCGGCCTGAACGCTATCGCGCGCGGCGACACCTCGACGAATATCACCTCGGGCGCGCACGCGGCTCTCTACAGTCAGATCGCTGTCGAGGCCCAGTCGGACGAGGCGCTGAATCTCGACCTGCACCGCGAAGCTGTGGCCAACGGCGCCATCAGCTTTCTGAAATACCACGCGAAGCACCCGCAGCTCGTGGCCATCGTCGGTATCGACGAGCGCGCATACCTCGAGGAATTCACCGAGCAGGATTGGACCGGCATCCAGCGCGTACGCATCAAGACTGCGAACGCCGCACTCAAAACCTCTGCCGGCAAGATGCAGCTCGCAGAGCTCCTGCGCCAGTGGCCAGGCATGCCGATCAAAGACCCGCAGCAGATCATCGAGCTCGTGGTCAGCGGCCAGTTCAAGCCTAGCTACCAGCCGACTCGCAGCGCTGAGCTGCGCATCCGCCGCGAGAACGAGAAGCTGCTCAAGGCGCCGCCTATCGTGATGGCGCCGGGCAAACCCGGCCCAGACGGCACGCCAGCGCCGCCCAAGCAGACGGTGCCGAGCGTCAAGGTGCTCATGAGCGACAACGTCACGAGTCACATGTTCGGGCACCTCGAAGTGCTGACGTCTCCCGCCGCCGAGAAGGACCCCAGGAT